GAACAAGAACTCGATCGATGCGCAGCGCGTTCCGTTCAACCTCCGCAGCGAGGGCAAGGACGGTCTGGCGGATTGGTTCTCCAACCGCTTCGATACCTGCATGGCAAACCATCTGGCCGGCAACTCGCTGGTCACGGATATGCGCTATGCCGGCAATAACACCATCACCGCGCCGTCCAGCAACCGCGTCTACCGCCCGACCGGCACCGACGACGCGACCGTGAACGGCGATTCCACCAAGACGATGAACCTCCAGATCATCGACGCCCTGGTGGAGCGCGCGAACACGGCATCGCCTTTGATCCGCCCCATCATGGTCGGCGGCGAAAAGAAGTTCCTGATGTTCATGCACGATTATCAGGTCACCGATCTTCGCACCTCGACCGCGACCGGCCAGTGGCTCGACATCCAGAAGTCGGCGCTCGCGGGTGGCATCGGCTCCAAGTCGCCGATCTACACCGGCGCGCTCGGCGAGTACAACGGCGTGATCCTGCACAAGTGGAATCGGCTGCCCTACGGCATCTCCAATGCCGGCGCCTACCAGACCTCGACCCGCCGGGCCGTGTTCTGCGGCGCGCAAGCCGCCTCCGTCGGCTTCGGCAAGGAGTTCTCGAAGGGCTCCCACTTCAAGTGGATCGAGGAGCTGTTCGACTACGAGCGCGAGCTCGGCGTCTCCGCGCAGACGGTTTGGGGCATCAAGAAGTCCGTCTTCAACTCCGAGGACTTCGGCGTCATCGCCGCCACGACCTACGCAGTCGCGCACTAAGCGCGACTGCTGATCCCGCAACCGCTTTCGAAAGGCGAATGACATGGCTACCGGAACCGCGGGCACCACGGCCCGCAAATCTGCCTCCCAGCTGATCCACTATCTGCGCTTCGCGGTGAACTACAATGACACCGGCATCTCGTCCGGTGTCGGCAAGCAGTATCTCCCCGCAGGCGCGATCATCGTCGGCACCGACGTTCACATTGCCACCGCGTTCAACGCCGGCACCACGAACGTTCTGACGGTCGGGACCAACACCACGACCGACAACAACATCATCGCCTCCGGCGACGTGGACGAGACCGCGACGGGCCTGACGCAGAACGTCAAGCCCACCGGGACGGCGCTGGGGCCGCTCTCGGCCGATGCTCAGGTCTTCGCCAAATTCGCGCAGACCGGCACCGCGGCGACGACCGGGAAGGCCTACGTCATCGTCAAGTACGTGGTCGACAACGACCTCTAGGGCGTGGAGATCTGGCTGCACTACGCGGGCGCGGCGGTTGTTCTCGAAGATCAGCCGCCGCATCCGACCCTCCCGGCGCCGGCCGCGCCTAACGCTGTGACGGTGGACGATGGGAACGTACCTCGACCTGCAGACCGCGATCGCAAGCGATCTGACGCGCACCGACCTCACAAGCCAAATCAAAAGCGCAATTCTCGACGCCGTTAGGCATTACGAGACCTCGCGGTTTTATTTCAACATCACCAGGTCGATGACGTTCTCGACCGTGATCGGGCAGGCCGCCTACGGCGCCGCCGACCTTGAGCAAATCCCAGACATCATCGCCATCGACGCGCTGTTCCTGACGGACAGCGGCCGGCCCTACGAGCTCGAAAAGTACGAGGCCGACGAATTCGAGTGGCTGCAAAGCACCTCGACCGGCAACGGCCGCCCTGCGGCCTACACCTACATCGACAGCCAAATCTTGCTCTGGCCGGCGCCGGTGGCCGTCTACACCATGCGGCCGCACATGCACTACAAGCTCACCGAGCTTTCGGCCGACGGCGATACGAACGCCTGGACCACGGACGCCGAGCAGTTGATCCGCTGCCATGCCAAGCTGCTGCTCTACAGCAACGTGCTGGAGGATACCGAAGGCGCGCAGCGCATGTCGGGGCAAATCCAGGCCTACAAGGACCGTCTCGACTACAAGACGACCGCCCGCATGGCGACCGGCCGCATTCGCGCGACGAGCTTCTGATGCCGATCATCCCGTTCGGAGAATATAAGCCGGACCTCAGCGACTACGAGGCGCAGACCGGGCAGAACGTGCTCAACGTGGTGCCGCGCGGTGATGGCTACGGTCCTTTTCCGAGCCTCGCGGCCATCTCGCAGTCTCTCGGCGAGCAGTGCCGCGGTGCCTTTGCGGCTTACAAGACCGATGGCTCCGTTGTCGTGTTCGTGGCGACTGCGACCGATCTTTTTCAGCTAGATAACACCACCTATGGATGGACGAACGTCTCGCAAGGCGGCTCGTCCTACGCCTCCATTACGGCCTCCGAGCAGTGGTCTTTCACGCAATTCAACAACCTCGTGATTGCGGTGCAAGCCAACGTCGCGCCGCAGGTTTTCGACGTGTCGAGCTCGACTGAATTTGCCGACCTCGCAGGCAGCCCGCCGCAGGCGCGATATGTCGATGTCGTCGGCCGTTTCGTGGTGCTGACGGGGCTTTTGAGCAATCCGAACCGGGTGCAATGGTCGGGCCTGAATGATGTCAACGGCGCGAGCTCTTGGACGGCCGGCGTCAATTCGAGCGATTCTCAGGACATGCCCGACGGCGGGATCACCCGCGGCATCGCCGGCGGCGAGTCCGGCGTCATCTTCCAGGACAACATCATCCGGCGCATGACCTATTTGCCAGGCGATCCGCGCGTCTTCCAGATCGAGAAGATCGCCGAGGGCCTCGGCATCTATGGCCCCCTCAGCCTGATCCGCTCGGGCGCCAGCGTGTTCTTCTATTCGCTCAAGGGCTTTCATCGCATCGATCCGGGTGGGGCGCCGGTGCCGATCGGCCGCGAGCGCGTGGACCGGACGTTCTTCACCGACCTTGACGCAACGCAGCCGCATATGTTCCAGGGCGCGGCCGACCCGCGCAGCTCGCGCATCCTGTGGGTCTACAAGTCGGTGAACGGCGTTGCCGATCAATTCGACAAAGGACTGTGTTACGATCCGGTGCTTGATCGTTTCACGCCGCTGCGCTTCTCGGGCGAGTTCCTGTTCAAGATGGCGCAGCCGGGCATCACGCTCGAAAACGTCGATACGCTGATTGGCTCGAACCTCGACCTGATCACGCAATCATTCGACAGCCTGTCTACCGCGATCGTACCCGAGCTCGCCGCGTTCGATGCCGCCCATATCGCCAGCTTCTTCCGCGGCCCGAACCTGGAGGCGACGCTTGAGACCGCGGAGCAGGGCACCGACGGCCAGCGGATCAAGATGAAGGTCGGCTTCCGGCCGGTGTCGGACGCGGCCACCGTTTACGGCTCGGCCTCGCGCCGGGAGAACCAGCAATCAGCGGTTTCGGCCGGAACAGAAAGCCTCATCAATTCCACGACCGGCATCTGCAACATGCTGGTGGATACCCGCTATAGCCGTTTCAAGTGCCGGATCCCGGCGGAAAAGACCTGGACCTTCATCAATGGCGTCGAGCCGGTCGATCTCAAGGCGACGGGGCGGCGATGAGCATGATGCAGCTGGACGAAATGATCTCGGTCGAGACCAGCCTCGGGCACGGCTACGCGATCATCTTCGAATCCGGCGAGCACGACAACCATTGGACGGTGGTGCTCGACAACGGGGCGATCGTCACCTTCCGGCAGGACCAGATCAGGGTTTCGCGCGACTATACCCATGGGCGGGGCATTTCCGACCGTGAAATGCGGAAGATCATCAAATGAGCGCTGGCGTCTATCTCCCCAGCACGCAGGAAAAAGACCTCGCGAAGTACGCCTTGGCGCTCCAGCAGCTTGCCTCGGGCCGGTCGAATGCGACCGGATCGGTCACGCTGACGCCGAGCGCTACCTCGACGGTGGTCACGCCGCAGAACTGCGCGCCGGGCAGCGCCGTCTTCCTCTTCCCAAAAACCGCTAACGCGGCTGCGGCATTGTCCGGGACGTACATTTCATCGGTCGGGAAGCAGACCTTCACGATTACCCACGCGAGCGCCGTCAGTGTCGATCGAAGCTTCTTCTACGTCTGCCTTGGATAGGCTCGTCTGCGTCCCGCCGTCGATGGTCGCGGACCTGTGGCCGCGCGTCAAGGAGCACCTGTTTTCGGCCGTCCGGCGCACCGATTTGAGCCATACCGAGGACATCGAGCGCGATCTGCTCGACGGGGATGGTCTGCTCTGGCTGATCTGCGACGGCAAGGTGATCGAGGCCGCCGGCGCGACGCTGCTTTTCCGCACCGACGCCCATCTCGTCTGCATGATCACGGCGCTTGGCGGCGAGAACATGGACAAATGGCTGCCGCTGCTCGCGCAGATCGAGGATTGGGCGCGCGCCGAGGGCGCTGCGCTCGTCAGGATCATGGGGCGGCCGGGCTGGGCCCGCGTCCTGAAGGGCTACGAGGTCACGAACGTGGTTCTGGAGAGGAAGCTGTAATGGGCGGCACGTCGAAAACCAGCCAGACCCAA